AAACAAGGTGTTGAGAGTATGATGAGACACTATGTACCTGAAGTTCAGGCCATAGAGTCTGAAGATGATAAGAGTGCTAAAGACCAAGGATATACACCTTGGGCAGTTTAATTATTTCTGTTCTTTATACATTTCTTGCGAATACAAAGATAATATAAACATAGTTATTCCTAACAATGTAAATACACCACACGCCAACCAATCATTATTCATTGGTATGCCTTTATATCCACCATCTATTGCACCAGCGGCAGCAACTAAACATAGTGTACCTCCTACTGACAATGCGATAGTCATATATTCTATTAGTTTTTTCATAATGTTCTCCTTATTGTTATTATTAAGCCGCCTCTAACATTCTCATAGGTACTCTATAAGTTGTCATCTTACATTTAACTAAACAATTTGACCTCATCATTTTAGTAATGACGCCAGGTGTCTTTTTAGTTTTTTGTACGATATTGACATTTGAGCCAACTTTAAGTGTTGATTTAACCTTAACAGCAATTAAATCATTAATATAGTCTTTTGTTAAGTTTAAGTCCGAAACATTAAGACTAGATAATTGTTTATTCAGTTCAGTTAATAGTATCATAGTGTCCTTTCTATTTTAAGTACAATGGACCAGTCCATTGAATTGAGTAATTACCATTTAATACATTTCCTCTAGCTTGATTTAGAGCAGGTGCTCTCCAACCAGCAGGTTTCAATATATCGCCTGATTTAAAATGTTTAAAGTCTTCTTTTACGATAAAACATTTAACAGAACCGCCATTAGTTATCTTAATATACTTCTGACCTCCTGAAACGGTAAATCCATTTTTGTATTCATTATACATATTATCTCTTACAACATCAACTTTATTATGTCTATTAAAACCACCATAGTCTTCAACCATAGCGTCTATCATAAACTTAATACCTTCATCTATGTTTTTTGCTGTTTTATTTACTTGTATCATTATTTTCTCCCTTTGTTGTTATACCAAATTGTATCATAAGAAGGAATCACATTTTTATCGCCAATTTTAAATGCGTTTCTAGTGTACATAGGTCCTCTAATTGAAAAACTAGCTTTTTCCCAATCATTTAAGTACTTACTAGCATTTACATACTTCTCAAAACTATTTTGAGCAGTTTTAAGAGACTTAAAAGGTCCTTTGTGGTCTGTTATATTTTCTAAACCATCAATTCCCATATGTAATTCAGAAACATAAAAATATTTCTTTTCTAGGAACCAATTTTCTTCTTTTTTTTCTTTTATCATCATTTTTTTGTTCATATACATACTATATTACCTTAAATCCAAACAAATGTCAAGTAAAAAATGAGCAAAATCCAAAAAAAATCAATAAAATCAATAGTTTTTTTACTATTTGTTCTCTTTTTGTTCTATGGATGTGCCAGAAATGTGCATAATTGCAAGTTTTTTCCCGAATTGAGTGAATCTGGTGATGTTGATTCGATTTCTAAAGAAAATTTACTAAAATCTTTAAATGAAGCAAGAAAAACTTTGCAATTCAAATGTAATTTTTAAAAAAAATAATAAATATAGTAAAAAGAGAGGAAAAATAATGGAAGGCGAATTTAAAGTAAGAATTAAAAATAGAATTTTTACATATAACAACACAAATGATATTCCAAACGAAATTGGAGCAGTAATTTCATTTAAACCTGATTATCCAGAACCTCCTCATACTGAAGAACAACATAATTACATATCAACCTTTGAAAGTAAATTAAAACAATTAATGGAGAGAGAATGCCTGCGGTTACGAGGATAGGAGACGCTGATGTTACCCATTGTTCTGGTATGACTAGAGCAGTAGGTAGTGCAAATGTATTTTGCAACGGTATTGCTGTTAGTAGACAAGGTGATGTTAATACAGGACACAAATATCCAGGTGTACCTTGTCCATCACACGCTCAACCAATAGCAGTAGGTTCAACTACCGTATTTGTTAATGGTGTAGGTTGTGGAAGAATAGGTGACGCAATATCAGGATGTACTTCTGTGGCAGCAGGAAGTCCTAATGTGTTTGCTGGTTAGTGTATAAATATAAGTGTTATGGCATTTTACGATTCAACTAGTTTAAAAAATAAAGATAGAGTAAATCGGTTATATTCTGATTTAGACTTGGATTTTACCCGAAATCCTGTTACCTCGGATATAGTTAAATTGCAAGATGTGGATGCTGTAAAAAGAAGTGTAAAGAATTTAATACAAACTAATCATTATGAGAGACCATTTCATCCAGAAATAGGTAGTGATGTAAGAGGATTGTTATTTGAAAATATGACACCTCTAACTGCGTTAAACTTGGAAAGAAAAGTTATAGAAGTTTTAACTAACTTTGAACCAAGAGCAAAGATAGTAAATGTTATTGCTCAACCACAAGAAGACGCAAACAGATACCATATACAAATCAGTTTCTATGTTATTGGTATTTCAACTCCAGTAGTAGTAGAAACATATTTACAAAGGTTAAGATAATATGGCGTGGGTAGATGTACCAGGAAGTAATTCAATATGGCAATATGAAAATACTGCTACGGCAGCAAATACATATCCAGATTCAGCAGATGGCGCTAATTCAGTAATCGCTAGTGGAATTAGAACATATACTAAACCAGGTGGTGGTACGGTACAAGTTTATATAAGATGTAGAAAAAAAGGCACAACGGTAGAACGAGGTGAGTTATCAAAAACTTACTTTGATTAATAATTAGGAAAGAATAATGGCAAGCACCAAACTAGATATTTCGGAATTAGATTTTGACCAGATAAAAGCAAACTTAAAAGTATTTTTACAAAATCAAGCAGAATTTTCAGATTATAATTTTGAAGGTTCTGGTTTTTCTGTACTATTAGATACACTAGCATACAATACACACTATCTAGGTTTCAATGCTAATATGTTAGCAAATGAAATGTATTTAGATTCTGCTGATGTAAGAGCTAATGTAGTTTCACTTGCTAAAATGTTAGGTTATACTCCTTCTTCAGCAAAAGCTCCAACTGCTTCAGTTGACATTACCGTTAATGACGCAACAGGAACAACTTTGACAATGAATAAAGGTCAAACCTTTACAACTGCTGTTGATGGTACTGCTTACAACTATATTACTAATGATGAAATTACAATTACACCTGTTGATGGTGTATTTAAGTTTTCAAATGTAACCTTATATGAAGGAACACCAATTACATATAGATATACGGTTGATACGCAAGATCCCGACCAAAAGTTTTTAATACCTAGTGTTAATGCTGATACAACAACACTAAAAATAAAAGTTCAAACAAGTTTAACAGAAACAACTCAAACAACATATACTTCGGTTACAGGTTTAACAAAATTAACTGATACTTCTACCGTTTACTTTTTAAATGAAACAGAAACAGGTAAGTATTGTGTAACCTTTGGTGATGGTGTACTTGGTAAAAAATTATCAACAGGTAATATTGTTATAATGGAATATATTGTTACCAATAAAGCAGAATCAAATGGTGCTAAGACATTTTCACCAGCAGGTAACATTGGAATGTTTTCAAACATATCAGTTTCAACTACTTCTGTATCGCAAGGTGGTAGTGAATCAGAAACAAAAGAGAGTATTAGATTTAATGCTCCTTTACAATACTCAGCGCAAGATAGAGCAGTAACCACTTCTGATTATGAAACAAAAGTACAATCTTTATATCCAAATGCTATTGCTGTAAGTGCTTGGGGTGGTGAAGATGATGAAACACCAATTTATGGTGTTGTTAAAATTGCAATTAAGGCAGCTAGTGGTTCTACTTTAACTACTCAAACAAAAGCAGACATTGTTAATAAACTAAAAGAATATAATGTTGCTTCGGTTACTCCACAAATAGTTGATCCTGAAACAACAAGTATAATATTATCTACAACTGCAAAATTTAATTCTTCAGCAACTACTAAAGACGCTGAAACATTAAAAGCAAATATTACAAGCAACTTAATTGCTTATAATGCTTCTACACTTCAAAAATTTGATAGTGTATTCAGACATAGTAAAGTTTCTACATTAATTGATAATGTTGATAGTTCAATATTGTCAAACATAACAACTTTAAAGATAAGAAAAGATTTAACACCTTCTATTGGTAGTTCATTAAAGTATAATGTATATTTTAGAAACGCATTATACAATCCACATATGGGACATAACGCAACAGCAGGTGGTATACTATCTTCAACAGGTTTTAAAGTAAATGGTTATAGTGAAGAACAATTTTTAGATGATGATGGTAATGGAATAGTAAGAAGATATTATTTGTCAGGTGCAACAAGAGTTTATTCAAACTCAACGCAAGGTACAATAGATTATACGACAGGTGCTATAACAATTAATTCATTACAGGTGACATCAATTTCAAATATAAGAGGAAGTGCTTCAAGTGTTATAGAATTAACCGTGCAACCTGATTCCAAAGACATAGTACCAGTAAGAGACCAAATAATAGAAATAGATATTGCTAATTCTAATATTGCGGTTGAAAAAGATACTTTTGTTGCTGGAAGTTCAGACGCTGGAGTTGGTTACACTACAACAAGCTCTTACTAATAAATGGCAAAGTTTACTAAAAAGATTACCAGTCTTATTCAAGGTCAGGTACCTGAATTTGTAATATCAGACCATCCTCAATTTGTAGAATTTCTAAAAGCATATTTTACATTTATGGAATGTGCTGAATTAGGTATTACTGAATCTCAATCAACAGAAGGTATCTTATTAGAAACAGAAACAGGTCAATCTAACAAATTATTGTTGGACGCAAGTAGACTTGGTTCAGAAGCAACTCAAATAGACGCTGGCGATAAAGTTTTACAAGAAACTTCCACTTATGGAAAATTTACTTTCGGCGAAATCATAAAAGGTCAAACTTCTAATGCTCAAACTGCTATATTAGCAGAAGATTTAAAAAATAATAGATTATTCATAAATGCAAATGATAAATTTATAGATGGTGAGACAATTGTTGGTTTAACTTCTGGTGCTTCAGGTATTGCAGGAAGTTATAGACCAAATCCAGTAAAATCAATCCAAGAATTATTAAACTTTAGGGATCCCGATAAAGTTATACAACATTTCTTATCTCAATTTAGAAACGAAGTCTTAAATACAATTCCAGAAGACTTACACGGTGATATTAACAAAAGAGAATTAATTAAAAGAGTAAAAACTTTATATCGTACTAAAGGGACTGCAAAAGGACACGAATTATTTTTTAGATTGTTATTTGGTGAGAATTCAGAAATATTTTATCCAAAAGAACAAATGTTAAGAGTATCAGATGGAGAGTTTACTTCTAACCAAGTTTTAAGAACAATTAATAGTGTAGGTAACACAGGAGATTTAGTTGGTAGACAAATTACAGGTTTAACTTCTGGTGCAACTGCAATTATAGAAAATTTAAATAGATTCCAAATTGGAGACAAACTTGTATCAGAATTATTATTAAACCAAGATAGTATTGTTGGAACTTTTCAAGTTAATGAAATAGTTAGAGGAACAAAAACAGATACCGATGATGTTTACATTAAAGCTGAGGTTACTGGTGTTCCTGGAACATTTACAATAACAAATGATGGTGCAAACTATATTAAAGGAGACCAAGTTAAACTTTCAGGTGGTGGACAAGGTTCAATCTGTCAAGTTGGAGAAGTTGGTGGTTCTGGAATAACAAATTTCTATATTAACGCTTCTGGTACACAATATCAAATAGGTGACCAATTAGTTTTTGATAATGCAAATACAAATGGTGGTGGAGCTGTTGCTGAAGTTGCTGTTGCTAATGGAGCAATTGGTAATGAAACAGGTGACGATGGACATATACTTTTTGAAACTGCAACAAGCAGATATGATATTAACCCAGGCAGTAAAATAGTTTTAGAAAATGGAGTAGGTGATATTACAGATATAAGATTAATTAATAGTGGTTCTGGTTATACAAAAACACCTTTGGTTACTATTAATAGTTTAAATGGAGTTAACGCTGAAGTACTTTCATATGGAGACGAAATTGGAAAATTATTAGGAATTGATATAATAGAAAGTGGTCGTTCACACGAACAAGCGTCAACACCTCCAGCAGTTCAGTTTATAGAATCAATTATTGCGTTAAGTACAAATGGAAACTATGTAGTTGGCGAAACAATTACTGGTTCTTCTTCTAGTGCAACTGGTGTTGTAGTAAGTTGGGATGCTAATAGAAAATTATTAAGATTAAAAGATAGAAATGCTAATTCCTTTTCTGTAGATGAAACTATAACAGGTGGTCTTTCAGGTACAACTGGTTTAATGGGAAAAACAGACCCAGCAGTTGCAACGATTGATGTTGTTGGATTAGCAACAAGTGAAGGTAGATATGTTTCAGAAGACGGACACTTATCAGAAACAACAATGAAGATACAAGATAGTTTATACTATCAGGACTTCTCATATGTTGTTAAAGTAGGTCGTACTATTAATGAATGGCGAGACGCATTTAAAAAGACAATGCACCCTGCTGGTTTCTACTTTACAGGACAAGTTAATATTGAATTAAAATTAGATAACAGAATTAAAATGCCTGTTGTTGGTAGGGTTACTGGTATTACTTCAAGTCCTTGGATTACATTAATGAACACATTGTTTGGTAGTGTATTTGGTAGAAGATTAGGAACAAAAACTGATGGTTCAACTTTAAGAAGTAATCCACTTGAAGGAAAAGCTGCTGATGTTGCCCAAGGAGGTAAATCTCCTTTCTCAACAACAACTAGGGATGTTACCTTAACACAAACTCCAATATCGTATTCTTTTCAATTTAAACCATTTTATTATTTCAGAACAATCAATACAAACTTCGGTTCTGTATATGCTGGACCAAGATTAAGAGAATTTGATAGAAGATTCCAAGGTATGATTAATACAAGTGCTATGAATTGGGCAAGAGTAAAAGATTTGAGAGTAATAGGTTCTAATACGCCTGCTGATGGAACAGAAGTTCAATTTGGCGATTTAGCAACTATAGCAAAGACTTATATTACTTTGCCTGTTGAGGTTTTAGTGCCTCAAGGCAAGTTTAGTAATACAAGTAAGAAATTTAGTAGTGGTACAGCTACTTTTGACGCAAGCTCATAAAGATGGCGTATAAATATTAGAATAATAGGAAAAGAGATATGGCAAAGCAAACAATAAATCTAGGTAGTTCTCCAAATGACGGAACAGGTGATAATCTTCGTGTCGGTGGTGATAAAATTAATGATAATATAAATGAATTATATACAGCACTAGGAGACGGTTCAGATTTAAAAATTGTAGTATCAGGAGCTTCTTCAAACCAAATTTTACAATGGTCTACGACTAATAGTAGATTTGAACCAACAAACTCGGCAGCTGCTGGAGACATATCAGTTGACTTAACTCCACAACTTGGTGGTGATTTAGATGTAAACGGAAACAAAATTGTTTCTGCTTCAAATGGAGATATTGAATTAATCCCACACGGTACAGGAAAAATTAAATTAGATACACTAACATTTCCAACTTCTGCTGGAACATCAAACTATGTACTTGCAACAGACGGCGCAAGTGCAATGTTTTGGAAACAAGTAGGAAGTACAATTACTCTTTCTGCTGATATTGGTACTAATGATACATTTACGGTAGGCGATACACTTAACTTTGGTGGTGGTAGTGGAATATCAACAACCGTATCAGACGACAATATTTCAATTGCAATTAATAACACGGTTGCTACATTAACAGATTCACAAACACTTTCAAACAAAACTTATGATGACCCAGCTTTAACTGGAGTGTCAACAGGAAATATTAAATTAAGATGTGCTACACTAGGTTCATTTATTGCTCAAGGTGCTAATGCTCTTGCAAGTTTTGAAGCTGCTAGTGCTTACCCAGGTGCTTTTGCTGTTGATACATCAACTCACAAAGGTTACCTTGCTTCTAATAATGCTTGGAACGAAATCGCAACTACATTATCATCAATTGATATTTTTGCTGATGTAAATACGACAACTGCAACTCCAACAAACGGACAAGTACTTACTTGGGTTTCTGGAAGTTCAGATTGGAGACCTACATCTATTGTTTCAGAATTATCAGATGACGCAAGTCCAGTACTAGGTGCTGGTTTAGATACTGCTGGATTTACAATTTCAGGAACAGGTAAATTAGATTTAACTGGTTCTGGTTCAAAAGCAAGATACGATTTTACAAATACTGCTGGTTTACCAACGGCAGCTACTTATACTGGTATGTTCGCTGTAACCACAAGTGATAGTAAAGCTCACTTTGCTACAGGTTCTGGTTGGATAAACATTATAACAGAAAACGATAGTGTTGATAGACTATCAGATGTTGATACTACTACGGTTACTCCAGTTTATGGACAAGTATTAGTATATGAAAATGTTAGTGGTACTGGAAGATGGAGACCTAATGATTATGTCCCTGCTTCTAAAGTAGCAGCTAATTTTAATGTATCTAATAACGGTTCAACAGACTTTACATTTACAGGTGATGGATTTACTACTCATAATAGTGGTGGTTCGCAAAATGATCCTGTACTTTATTTAAAGAAAGGACATACATACACTTTTACGGTATCTAGTGGTGCTTCACATCCGTTTGAAATAAGAACGGCAAGTGGTGGAAGTGCATATGGATTTGGTGTAGATAATAACTCAACAGGTAGTGGAACAATAACTTTCTGCGTACCAATGAATGCTCCATCAACATTATATTACCAATGTACAAATCATAGTGGAATGGGAAATACAATAAACATATCTTAATGGGAAGATGTATAAATAGTACAAAGAAACAGGAAACAAACAATGCCAGCGATTATAACAAGTAAATTTAGACGAAATAATGCTCAACAATTTGAGGAATCTTTTGGTGAAGCAAGTCCAAATGTCTATTACCTAGGAATAGGAAAACCTTCTGCTTTTGGAACTAAAGATAGAGCAGATGGAAGAACAGATAACATAGGAACTGATTCAGCTCCTATTACACCAGCCGATTCAGTACAAGATGAGTATGATACTTTTGATGATTTACTGGCTGCTAAAAAAATTACTGCTTCAGATGTAGCTTTTGCTGCTCCAAGAATAAATTGGACATCTGGAACAACTTACGATATTTACAGACACGACTATGGAAACAGAATAACAGGAACTACTAATGTTCAAACTGCTAATAGTGGTGCAACGAATTTATATGACGCAAATTTCTATGCGATGAATTCAAACTTTAAAGTCTATAAATGTTTAGACAACGATAACAATTCTGCTTCAACGGTTGAACCAACAGGAGAAAGTGTTAATATATTAGAAACTTCAGATAACTACAAGTGGAAATATATGTTCACTTTATCTGCAAGTGCTCAAGCTAATTTCTTATCAACAGACTTTATGGGAGTTTCAACAAACTCAGCGGTAACAAGTGCTGCTGTAGATGGAGATTTATCAATTTTAAAAATTAAATCAGCAGGTACAGGTGGTACTGATGGTACACATACAGGTATCGCAATTAGAGGAGATGGTACTGGCGGAACTTGTTCAATAACTATTGCTTCAGGTGCGGTTACAAATGCTGTGGTTACTGGAACACCAGTTAACTATTCTTTTGGATATGTTAGAATGGCAGATATAAATGCTGCTGGTGGTGGAAGTTTATCTGGTGCTGAAATAGATGTAATAGCAGAACCAAAAGGTGGACACGGTTCAGACCCATTTGAAGAATTAGGTGCTTACTTTATAATACTTAATACTTCTTTTGAAGGTGCTGAAACTGCAAACTCTGGAGACTTTGCTACACAAAACGATTTTAGAAGAGTTGCTTTAATTAGAGACCCTAAATCTGGTGGTTCAGCTGCTAGTACAACAACTTTAAGAGGAACTAAAGCAATTAGATTTAATTCAGGTGCAGGAACTTTTACTGCTGATGAAAAAATTACACAAACAAATACAGGTGCTATTGGTAAAGTTGTTCAATGGGATGCTGCTAATTTAATTTTATTTTATACACAAACAAGATATACTAACGAAGGTGTTGACGCAAATGGCAATATGACTGCTTTTTCAGGAACCAATGTGGTTACTGGAGATAGTGCAAGTACACCAACAGGAACTCCAACAGGCACAACTGAAACGGTTAACAATGTTTCTTTAGTTTCAGGTTATTCTGCTTCTGAATTAGACGCTGACTCTGGCGATGTAATGTACATTGAAAATAGAGCACCAGTAACCAGAAGTGTTGACCAAACGGAGAATGTTAAGTTAATCATAGAATTTTAACGAGGGAAATAAATGCCAAGTCCAACTGACTTTAATCTCTCGCCTTATTATGATGATTTCTCGGAAAGCAAAAGCTTTCATAGAATATTATTCAGACCAGCTTTCGCTGTACAGGCAAGAGAGTTAACACAATCACAATCTATACTACAAAACCAGATTGAAAAATTTGGAGACCACATATTTAAGAGTGGTGCTCAAATGATACCTGGTGAGATTACTTATGACTTACAATACTATTCAGTTAAGTTAACTTCATTTACAGGAACAACTACACTTTCAGATTTTGAAGGATTAACTTTAGTAGGACAAACTTCTGCTGTTGAAGCTAAAGTTATGGCAAGTGATATTGCAACTTCAACTGACCCAAATACTTTATACATCAAATATACAAAAACTGGTGTAGGTAATACTACAAAAGATTTTGTTGCTGGTGAATCAATGGTTGCAACACACGGTACTTTAGGTAATCTAACTGCTGTATGTACATCTTCACATATTGGTTCAGCTGCTTCAGTTGCTTCTGGAACTTATTACATTAATGGTTTTGCTGTTGGTGTTGACCAACAAACAATCGTATTAGACAAATATACAAACACTCCAAGTTATAGAATTGGATTATCTATAGCTGAAAGTTTTGTAACCCCAAACAATGACGCTTCACTTGTAGATAATGCTCAAGGTTCTTCAAACGCAAACGCTCCAGGTGCTCACAGATTTAAAATTTCATTAACACTTGCTAAACTTGCTTTAACTTCTATTGAAGATTCAAACTTTATAGAATTATTAAGATTAAGTGATGGTGCTTTACAAAATAAAGTTAGAAGTTCAGAATACGGAGTATTAGAAGATACTTTTGCTCGTAGAACATATGACGAAAGTGGTGACTATACCGTAAGACCTTTTGATTTAGATGTTAGAGAACATTTAATTTCTGGAGATAATAGAGGTATCTATACTTCTGCAAATGGTGGTGACGCTACTAAACTTGCACTAGGATTATCTCCTGGAAAAGCATATGTTAAAGGATACGAAATAGATAAAGTAGGAACAGAATTTATTACAATAGATAAGGCAAGAACATTTGGAAGTGAAAATGGTTTCCCTACAAAATTTGATGTAGGAAATTTTGTTAATGTATCTAATGTTTATGGTTCTCCAGATGTAAATTTTATAACAGGAAAAGTAGAAGCTTATAAAGCATTACAATTAAAACTTTCTTCACCTTCTTATACAGCAGGAACAATTACTGCAAACAACGAAAATTTAGTATTAGATATTGGTCGTGCTAAATCTAAAGGATTTGAATATAACGCAAGTACAAGTTCAGCAATATCTGGTGCAGGAGCTGTAGCTCCACAAACAACTGAAATTTTTAAACACTTCTTATTTGATATAGAAATGTTTAGTCATATAGGTATCACAACTAACACAGCATTTACAACTGGAGAGAAACTAACTGGTTCAACTTCTGGTGCAACTGGTGTTGTAGAAAATGTATCTACTGGAACAACTGCTACAATCGCTTCATCTACAGCAGCTAATCCTGTTGTTATAACAATGACTGCTGATTTAGATATTAGAAATGGTGACGCAATAAAAATTACTGGTGTTACCACACAAACAGAATTAAATAACAATACTTACTATGTTCAACAAAAAATAGGTGGTACTGCAAAAAGAGATTTCCAATTACTTGATAGTACAGGTACTCTTGTTGACGGAACTGCTCACACAGGTGCTGGTACAGGTGGTTCAGCTCAAACTGGAAAAGTAGTTATATCAAATGTACAAGGAGAATTTTCTGATGGCGAAACAATTACAGGTGGCACTTCTTCTAATACTGCTATCGTAAAAACAAGTGTAATTGGTAATAGAGGATTTACAAGTTATGGTTCTAGTGATATAAAAGAAATTACAATGGCAGGAACTCCAAACTATACTGCTCAAACAGAATTATCAACTGCTTATGGAGACAATCAACAACTATCTGGTTCAATTTCAGTATCAGGTGGTGGACAAGATGTAGTAGGTTTCAGTACTAAATTTGATACAGAATTAAAAGTTGGAGATTCACTTCAATTTGCTGATACAGGCGGAACAATTACAACAAGAGAAGTTTTAGAAATTAAAACTTCTTCATCATTAACACTTGCAAGTGCTATTGGTGGAACTGCTGTATCAAACTCAATCGCTATAAGACGAAGAGCAAAATTACAAGAAGCTGATAAAAATATTGCTATCTTTGAATTACCTTATAGTACAATTAAAACATTAAAAACAGAAACAAACTCTGGTATTGCTGATACCTTATTTACGGTTAGAAAAACTTTTGTTGGAACATTAACTTCAACAGGAGATATTACTATTACAGCAAATACAGGAGAGACTTTCCTTTCTCAATCAGAAAGAGACTATTCAGTAACCATAATGTCAAAAGGTGGTTCTTCTTCTGCTGGTAATGTTGGAGATAAATTATCTACAACTGGAAACCAACACGAAGGTGACGCTGCTTTTACTTTATCTGGTTCACCTGTTGGTCGTACATTAACTTTAGATTTTGGAGCTAACCATCAAGGACACGAAGTAAAAATTATTGGAACATTAAGTAAATCAGCACAAAACGAAAAAACAAAAACATTAACTTCAAATGCTACTACAACTATTACAACTCAAGCGGCGTGTGAGGCAAATGTTATTGGTTTAGGTAAGGCAGATATTTACTCACTTGCTTCTGTACATATGGCAGCTGATTTCAGTACAACTCCAACAACTAGTGATACAGATATTACAAGTAGATTTACTTTAGATAATGGTCAAAGAGATAACTACTATGATATTGGAAGATTAAAAAGAGTTGATGGAAGTTTAAATCCAACAGGACAATTATTAATTACATTTAACTATTTCACACACGGTAATGGAGATTTCTTTAGTGTAGATAGTTATTCAGGACAAATAGATTACGAAAACATTCCAAATTATACTTCTGACACAACTGGTGCTGAATATAAGTTAAGTGATGTATTAGATTTCAGACCAAGAGTAGATGACGCTTCAACTATAGACTCTGGTTCACAAAATAGAAGTTATGACGGTACTGGTGCTTCAACGGTTGATGTTGTTAAATTTGGAACAAATGTAACCACAGACCACGAATTTTATAAAGGAAGAATAGATAAATTATTCTTAACAAGAGAAGGTGAATTCCAAGTACTTAAAGGAGCTCCTGATGTTAAACCACAGGCGCCAGATAAGATTGATAACGCAATGCACCTTTACACAATTTCTTTACCTGCGTATAACTTATCAACCGAAGATGTAGTTTTTGAAACGGTTGACAATAGAAGATATACAATGAGAGATATTGGAGCTATTGAAAAGAAAATTGATAGAGTTGAATATTATACTCAATTATCTTTACTAGAAAGTGCTGCTCAATCTTTACAAATACAAGACGCTGATGGTTTTGATAGATTTAAAAATGGAATTATTGTAGATAACTTTAAAGGTCACGGAATTGGTCAGGTTACAAGTGGTGATTACAGATGTTCAGTAGATATGTCTAAAGGAGAATTAAGACCTCACTTTAACCAACAAGCTGTTGAGGTAGAAGAAATAGATAACGATGGAACGGTTTTAGTTGACGCTGATAGAACAGCAGCTAACTACATAAAGACTGGTGATTGTTTAACATTACCATATACAGAAACAGATTTAATTAATCAACCTTTTGCTTCTAAAGCAATTAATATTAACCCTTTCGCTATTTTCAGTTGGATGGGAACACTAGAATTAACTCCTTCAAGTGATGAATGGAGAGAAACACAAAGAACACCTGAATTAGTAGTTAACTCTACAACAGGTGCTTGGGATCAATTATTAAGACAAGGAAATGTACCTAATCAAAATCAAATAGCTATGGGTACGGTTTGGAACGAATGGCAAACAAACTGGACTGGCGCACCAACGCAAGTTTCTTCAACAAGAGTAGGTGGTAGATGGAGAAATGGTAGAGCAATCCAACAACTAACTAATATTACTTCTATCAATCAAGTTAACCAAAGTAGAACAGGAATTACAACAACTGCAATACCTCAAACGGTTAGAACAAGTATGGGAGATAGAGTAGTTGATGTTGCCTTTGTAGCATTTATTAGAAGTAGGGATGTTGCCTTTTCTGGTACAAGAATGAAACCAAATGCTAGAGTTTATCCTTTCTTTGATAATGTAGATATTACTTCTTATGTAACCCCAACAGGTGGTTCACTTGGAGGAAATTTGGTTACAGACGCAAATGGTTCCGTATCAGGAACTTTTGCAATACCTGATCCAACTAACAATTCTAATCCAAGATGGAGAACAGGTGATAGAACATTTAGATTAACTTCATCAAGTACTAACTCTATGGATGCCGCTGCTGTTGATACGGCCGCAAACGCTGAATATGTTGCAAGAGGATTATTGAATACGGTTAGAGATACAATTGTTTCAACTAGAGAATTTTCAAATGTGATGACAACGGTAACAGACCAACAAACGGTTAATAGAACAAGTACAAGACAAGTAGTACAAACGGTTGGTTGGCACGACCCATTATCACAAACATTTTTAACAGATGAGAAAGGTGGTGTTTCTTTAACATCAATAGATTTATATTTCTCAACTAAAGACGCAAACATTCCTGTAACCGTACAAATTAGAAATACGGTTAACGGTTATCCAGGAAGTAAAATACTTCCATTTGGAGAGGTTACTTTAAATCCAAGTCAAGTTAATACAAGTTCAGACGCTTCAGTAAAAACAACATTTACTTTCCCTAGTCCTGTTTATATACAAGACCAAGTAGAGTATGCTTTTGTTGTAATGTCAAACTCAAACGATTATCAAACTTATGTTGCTAGATTAGGTGAAACTGCGATAGGTTCTAGTAGAACAATATCAGAACAACCATACGCTGGCGTTATGTTTAAATCTCAAAACGGTTCAACTTGGACTTCTGAACCAAATGAAGATATTAAATTTACAATTAAAAGAGCTGAATATTCAAATGTAGTTGGAACGGTACATTTAGCTAATAAAGAATTACCTGCTTCAGCTTTAGAACAAAATCCAATTAGAACAACAAATAGTTCTGCTGTAATTAGAGTATTCCATAAAAATCATAACTTACACGATACGAATTCGTGTATAACTATTGCTGGAGTTCCAGCTGGTATTCATAATGGAATTAATGCAACAGATATTAATGGAACATATACTTCTATATCAAATATAACTTTAGATAGTTATGATATAACAACTAGTGGAACTGCAAACGCAACTGGAGATATTGGTGGCACAGCGGTTACTGCTACACAAAATAGACAATTTGATGTATTGAATTTAGCTGGTCTACAAACATTAGCAGTACCAGGAACTTCAATTGTTCCTTATGTAAGAACAACAACATCTAAAGCAATTCACGGTTCACAAAGTCCGTATGCTTTAACAACCGAAGTTAATAAACAATCGGTTACTATGGCAGATGATATTTACTTTACTCAACCACAGGCAGTTATGTCTCAACCAAATGAGACAACTCGTATGTCAGGTAAAAAATCTTTTTATGTTATAATAGAAATGTCAACTACAAATACAAAACTAACTCCTGTTATTGACTTAGCAAGAAATAGTGTATTCTGTATTTCAAACAGATTAAATAGTCCAACTTCAAGTAATACACCAGACTTTGTTCCTGAAACAGCTGCTAGTGATACTTCAGGTGCTTCAAAATATATTATTAAACCTGTTGTATTGGCAAACAACTCAACGGCGTTAGATATTAGATTGACACAATCAGTTAGAGCTAGTGCTGAAGTAGAAGTTTATTACAGAACAACGAGTGCTGATGAAGTTAGAAATATAAATGATATTAACTGGACAGCATTTAACGGAGATGGTAGTGCTGATAAAGCGGTTACTTCTTCTGAAGCTGATGATGACTTTAGAGAGTATCAATATTCTGTAAGTGGTGTAAATACCTTTACTGCATTCCAATTAAAAATAGTACTAAAAGGAACTAACTCTAGTTATCCTCCAATAGTACGAGATATGAGAGGAATTGCATTGGCAATATAATTTAATGAGTTCTACAATGATTAAAGTAATGAATTTTGACCATTTACAAAGAGATTTAAAATCTAATGCTATTGTAAATACTAGTTCAACTGAATATGAGATATATATTGCTAGAAAACAACAAAGAGAATTAGATAAAAATAAAATGCAAGATATGTGTAGAGAAATAAATACTTTAAAGGCAGAATTAATAGAAATTAAAAGGATGATAAAATCAAATGGCAGTTAGACAAGTCGCAACGACAGATAGTTTAGATAAATTAAGAACGGAATTTAACGCTCTTGCTTTATCTGATTTTGGAGACATTGCAACACTAGATAGTTCATTGTCAGCAACTACGGTTATAGGTGCTGTAAATGAAATTAACGCAATCGCAATTGCCGCTGCTGGTTTTACACTAACAGACGGTACAAACAATCAGGCGGTTGCTTCTGGTAACACATTGACCGTAAGTACTGGTACAGGTTTAGAAGCTATCGTATCATCACCAGATACATTAACAATTAACTTGGATACTAATTTAACAGGTTTAACAACTATAGATGTTAATACTTCTGCTGATATTGGAAATATAACTATTTCAAATGGTTCAATTATATCTTCAAGTGGTACAATAGATTTCGGAAACGAACAATTAAATACAAGTGGTGGAATAACTGCTGGTGGAACGGTAGTAGGTGCTGGTGTAACCATTAATGGTGCTTCAATGAAATTTGAAGGTGCAACTGCTAACTCTTTTGAAACTACATTAAGAGTTGATGACCCAGGACAAGATAATACAATTACTTTACCAGATAGAAGTGGAACCGTAATCACAACAGGTGATACAGCTACGGTTACTCAAACAATGATAGCTAATGACGCTGTTAGTACAGACCAAGTTGCTGACACTTCAATAACGGTTGCTAAATTAAAAGATTTTCCAACTTCAACATTAACCGTAGATACTTTAATTGCAAATAATATTACAGGTACCGCTTCACAATCAAATGCTGTTGCTATTACTGCTGACAACACAGCAAACGCAACAAGATATATTACTTTTGCTGACGCAACTTCTGGTAACCAAGGATTAAAAACAGATACAGATTTATATTACAATCCTTCAACAAATACATTAACAACAACTGCTACAAAAGCAAACTATGCTGACTTGGCAGAAAAATATTTAACTGATAAAGAATATCCAGTAGGTACCGTCTTATGTATAGGTGGTGTTGCTGAGGTAACTTCTTGTAAACAAAATCATTGTACAAAAGTTGTAGGTGTTGTATCAGAAAAACCTGCTTTCATAATGAATGGAAGTTTAGAAGGAATGTCTGTCGCTGTTGCATTAACAGGAAGAGTTCCTTGTAGAGTATGTGGACCTGTAAGAAAAGGCGATATGATTGTTAGTTGTGAAAAAGAAGGTTGTGGAAGAGCAGAAGCAGAACCTAGAACAGGTGCATTAATTGGAAAATCTTTAGTCAATGATGACTCAACAGGAGAAAGAATTGTTGAAATAGTTGTTGGTAAGTAGGAGTATATAATGGACGAACAAACTCAATTGTGGATTAAACGATTAAAAGACGAAATCCAAAATCATAACAGATACGAAGCAAGACAACTATTTTACATAGATGATAATGGACTTGACCGAGAGGTTAAAGAACATATGACTTATGGAGAATGGTTAAGAGAATTTAATAGATTTAAAGTTATTAAGGTGGAAGGTTTAGAAGATGTCTCTTGGTTAAGAGAAGTTTTAGATGAAGTAGTAAAGAATATCACAGGTAAGACTAGACAAGATATTCATTTATTTGTGAATCAAAAACCAGGTGTTAGTTTCAAATCTCATAAAGACGACAAAGATGTTTACTTATATGTTGTAAAAGGCAAAAAGAAAGTAAATATGAATAATGAGGTTAAACCGATATATGATGATGAAGGAATTATCATTAAACAAGGTGTTGAACACTTTGTTGAAAGTGAAGCTGATACTTGGGGGTTAAGTATTGGAGTTATATAATAATGAATTGGATGTTTTATGTCAAAACAACCGAAACCTGTAATCTAAATTGTAAACATTGTTTTACTTCAGGTACATCTGGACCTAAAGTATATTGGGACACAACAAAGATTATTAAATGGTTCAAAGCATTTCGCAAATTTAACTATCACAAAAACGACACAGCACATTTAGAATTTCACGGTGGTGAACCATTTTTGGTTCCTGTATCTGAAATGGATTATGTGTATGACGCAACTAAAGGATTGTGGGACAATCAATCTTATGGTGTAACCACTAATCTTTGTTTCAAATTAAAACAAGAACACATAGATTTTATGAAAGGTCCTCTTGGTGGCAGATGTGGAACATCTTGGGATCCGAAGATTCGTTTTGAGAATGAAAAACAATTAAACTTATGGAGACGAAATGTTGCTACTTTAGTTGATGAAGGTATAACGGTTAAACTTTTTATATCAGTAACCAAAGATACAATAGCAATTGAGCCAATTGAATTATTGAAATGGGTAAAGGATTTAGGTGTTAAAGAAATGGCACTTGAAAGATTGACAGGTAATGGTAATGCAAACTTACATCCAGAAATATTCCCACGAAACATAGACCAAGATAAATGGTTTTTAAAAATGCACGAGCAGATGATACAATACAATGCTAGAAAGTGGTTTGAAAATGAATTTTTTGAAACTATTTACTCAAAATTTACTGCTGGAGACAATACGCAAGGAACTTTCTGTAGAGATTGTGAACAAAAACTATTTACACTAAACGCAACTGGCACAATAGGTGGTTGCCCTAATGCTGCTCCTGAATTTACTTTTGGAACGCTAGATGACCCTTTGGATGGTCTTATAAATAGTCCTAAGCGATTACACAATATAGCGTGTGAAGTGGCAAGAAACCCATTGTGTTGGGAATGTCCAGTTTTCAAGTATTGTGGTGGAGATTGTCACCAATTAGGATGGCAAGGTGATATATGTGGCGCTCCGAAATCACTTATGAAACATTTGGCGCAAAATAGAAGTGAGGCAATATGGTAACATTAACAAGTCCGATAACGGCACAGAACATTGTAGATAGATTTAAAGAATTGGTAACAGATGTAGCTGATACTCAAATAGTATGGGGTACAGATAGTTTACCAGGACACT